CAATTACCAGCGCAAATGGACACTGTATAAGTATTCAATCAACGCTGCTGATTACAATATCAAAAATGTTTGATTGGTTTAATATTTTTATGTGGGCAATCGCTCTCGGCTTGCTGGGATTGATTGCCTTTATTTTCAGCACCATTGGATTGATGGTTTATCTATATCTTAAAGAGCATTAGGCTCCACAGATTCTTTCGCATTGGTGCATCACTGCAATGCGCTGCTCTGCACCAAATAATCCCCCATTGATGATTTCTGTGAGTTTGTTGTAATTTTTGGCCTGTGCAGCCTCATTGCACTTATGCGTTTTCCAATACCAGCCACCAATTTGTGCAGCATATTTTGGTGTGCGAGCCAGGTCAGGATTGTGTACCAGATCGATGCCCAATGCTTGGCCAGCATGGTAAAAATTATCGTGTCCAGTCAATTGACAAATTGCTGATCCTCTGAACCGCCATCCATCTCCTGATGCCTCATCTCGATTACCCATACGATTTGAGTAAATGTGATTGGCAATTTTTTCTGGCTGATGGGCATACTTTAAAGCCTCATCCATCGATGGGAATCGCTTTGGCCACAATTTCATCAGAGTCTCTGGCCGATAATTTAAATTTTCACTCAAATCTTTAAAGTGATTTGACTCATATGAGAATTGGCCAATGAAACACGCTTGTTCTTCAAGTGTTGAAATGCCCCATCGATCAAATGTGTCATTCAATGGAATCGTCCAAACTGGATCGATTTTCAATTCAATCAGCTGCTCTGATGTGATCATTTCACGCCCTCATTGACTGTTTGCATCACTTGGTTATAGGTGGCAATACAACTGTTGAGCTGGATGATTGCATTGTCTCCATCTGCTGCGATTTGGACAATATCTTTAAGAGCCTGTCTTGTAGACTCGGCTCCATTGGTTGGATTTCCGCTGGCAGTGGTGGCATCTGAATTGGCTTGTAAGGCACAACTGGAGGGGAGCTGCAGCCGACCAGCATCGATGTCAGCATCAATGCTGCTTTGCTTGGATTTGTTTTCATCTTTTGATTTCCTGAGTGCTGCGCCAGTTTGCGCCAGCTTTTTGTTCAGCTCGGATTCTTTGGCTCTTGCTTCTTGATTAAGCCTGTCAATTTCGACTTGATCTTCAGCCATGCGTCTTTGATAACCATGATGATCGCTGACATAATAACCTCCTGTAATGACTAAAAAAATTCCAAGCACTTTTAGAATAAGTGCATGGGCCTTCAACATTGGTAGAAACCCCACCAAATATGAAAGGGTATATGCAATCACTCCACCGATCAGTGCAATGATTGCAATGTAATAAAACAAATCATCAAAAAACCATGAAAGCCAACTAAACATTTTTTGTGCTTTCTCGAGCCTGGGCAGTCCTCAAACGCTCCTCTGGGTCTTCCAATGTTGGCGGACCAGCTGGTGGTGGTGGTGCAGTCCAATTGGTTGATGGGGCCATCATAACCACTGGTGGTGGAGGAGGAGCCACATATGCAGCAGTATTGCCTTTGGCTGCATTCATCATGTTGGTGGCCTCATTGCTGATGCCCTTGGTCATAATACCGCCAATGCCCCCCACGATCAAAAGCACAATGTCATTGAGCATTTTGGTAAATGCCTGGTCAATTGGGGCCATGGCTTTGATAGGCTGGCTCACAAACATCACGCTATAGATCAGCGTGACCACAATGAAAAACAAAATCAAAGTAACGACAATGATTACAAATGCCCTGACTCTGACCTCGATGTCATCTGCATTGAGTCTGTCCTTGGGACTGTTGAGTAATGCCAGCAGTATTTCCTTCAATTTTCTTCTCCAATATTGGGGCCACTAAATAATCTGGACAATCTTGATCAAACTCACATCTTGGCCTTTGACAAACATCTTTGCTGAAGTTTTCAGGGTCTTGACAAAAATACCGATATTGATCATGGCAGCCAGCCAACAACATCAAAACAATCAAAATCAGATATTTCATTTTCCCTCAATTCTGGTCAAAGCCTTATCAACTCGAATTTCCATTTTTCTGACATCGGTATACATCCACGCCAGCAATGGCAAAAAAAGCAAAATCACAATGAGCAAAATCACAATCAATATTAAAGCTGGTGTGTCAGACTTAGAATCATTCCCCACATCCACAGAATCATTAGAACTGTAATTGCTGAAACCACCATTCGATTTTTGACTAAATCCGCTTTTTGGTTTCGTTGCCATTGTGCTTTCCTCTTTGCCAACAACTCCTCTCGTCTTGCAAGTGCTTGGACATTCGCAATGTGCCCAATTTGTTCATTGACCCTTGAATACAAATCTTTCAACTCACCTGGCACATGATAGACCATGTAATTTGAAAGCTCAGAATTCAATTTTTCCATTTGTAAATCAGCAATCACCAACTTGATGGCAATTTCGTTGCCTTCCTCGTTGGTGGCGTGCAATGCCAGCTCCTCTTGTTCTTTTTTATAGTTTTTTAGGCCATTGTAGGCTTGAAAGAATTTGATCAATGCATCACTCACTTGCTGGTAAATGAGATTTTCATCAAACTCTGGTGGTGGCTCTTTTTTCTTTTTGGCAGCTTTTGGAGCTGCTTTTTGCACATTTTGTGCATTTTCTGCGTTTATTTTTTTATCTTGGCCAAAAATAGCAGTTAAAAATCCAAACAATCCTTTCGCTTTCTTTTGGACATTTTTGGCATCTTTGACAATGCCATCAATTTCTTTGACTGCATCGGTGACAATTTGCCTTCCTTCCTTGTACATTTCACACGCATCTTTGCAGAGTTTGAAAGCTCCACTTGCAAGTGCGACAAGGGTAAATGGATCAATTTTTAAAACCCAAATAATTTGTGCGCAAAGGTGGCTGCCACGCCTGGCCCAAGTAACACCAAAGCCATCACTGTATAGAGCAAATACTCAATCTTGGTCATTCGCTTTTCGCCAGCCGTCAAATGCTCTTGGATGATTCTGTATCTCTCAGCACATACTGCCTCATGCACTGCCAGTCTTTTGTCAATTTCAGCGTCCATTTATGCCTCTGCTGGGATTACGTTTTGAAAATCATATTTTATTGGAACCGCTGACATTCTCAACAAATTATTGACCAATCGTGTGTCACTTGGATTAAATTCCACTGCTTTTTGGCAATACTGTGCAGCCAAGTCCTTGAATCCCAAATTCCATGCTGCAATCGATGCCAAATCATAGGGTAATTCCCCCCAAGCATTTGGGTCCATTGTGTAAACCAGCTCTTTGTTGGTGATGTTCAATGCCTGTCTGGCAGCATAAAAGCAAGTGTCCCACAATGATTTGTTATAGCAGTGCATAGCCAAATCCACCCATGGCTCTCTCGATGTTGGCAGCTCCATGGTGGCCAATTGATGCCATTTCATTGCCTCAGAATCATTACCAATGGCTGCATAACACTTGCCCAAAAGCCTCATTGCATAGCAGCGGTCATTGACCCATGTGGCCTCTGGCATGGCCAAGTATTTGTGCAATGCTGCAATGGCATTTTCATTTTGGCCATAGAAAAACAATTCTCGGCCATAGTAAAACGCATTTCTAGGGCAATGTGGGTCTTCATTGACCGCCAGCTCAAGCAAGGGTAAATACTGTGATCTGGACTTGGTATTGTCTGGCAAATGGGTGACCAGCTGCATATCAGTGTTGGCATAAACTTCATTGATTCTGTTGTCTGGTCTGGGATATTCATGCACTGGGTGATGGAATCGGTATCCATGCCTGGCAAAGATTTTCTCTGAATAGAACACAATGCCGTTGGACCAGTCAAATTTGTATCTAATCCTAGTCACACCATCGATCCAAAGCCGTTCAACTTCATCTCGCCAGCCATCCTCGAGGACTTCATCGAGATCGAGTGAAACCACCACATCAATGTCTTTTGGCAGCAATGCCAATGCAGCATTTCTGGCCAAGTCAAACCGCCATGGTGTGATGCAGATTTGATGCACATCGATGCCGCACTCTTTGGCCAGCTGCACTGTTTCATCAGTTGAGCCAGTATCGGCCAAACAAATCAAATCAGCGTCTTTGCATGATTCAGCAAATCGCTTGACAAATTGAACCTCATTTTTTGAGATGGCTGATACTGCAATTTTCATAGGTGGGGTACTCATTTATTTCTGTGCAATAACGTGCAACAACGATAGCAATGACGAAAAGAATTGTTCACGTCAGGTTTTCAATTTTCCCCCAAAAATTATACAGTTTTATTTTCAATTGGTGCTACATAGTCAGGATTGTTAGGCCAATTATTCCATGTTCTTGGGTCTAAATTGCCGCTTGTAATTGTCTCAGGAATGTCTCTCAATGCTTGCCTATATGTTGCCCAAGCTGCTTTTTTGGGGCTTGGGTTATCAGGTGTTTGAGTGTAATCACACGCAGTCAATAAAGCATTTCTAGTGGCTCTGATACCAGACAATGCACTTGCTTTGTTTGCCGTGATTTGGTCAGAAGTCAACTCTACAACTTTGACCAAATCTACCATTTCATTGTTAATGATTGGTGTTGATGGCTCAAGAGCTTGTGTCAATGGGTCGTATGTCAAAAACAAATTGCATTGCATACATGAGTTTTCTGTTAACCATTCAGCATTTGGGCCTGATGATGGAAACGATACATTGGGAAACAAATCCCTGTAATCACCCACTTGAGTGATTGCGTTATTAGAAACAATTGCAATTTGCATGGTTTACCTCAATAGTTGGGGAAAGCTGAAGTTGGTGGTGTAAAGTTGGATGTGTAGCGAGCATATCCATTGGTAACTCTTATATCATCAAGATAACCAGAATAATAATCTGTTCCATTTAAGCCAATTTGAAATTGATTTGTTGTTGACCCGCCATCAATAGAACCAGAATATGTGCCTGTTCCATCTGCTGAACCATTTATGTAAATAGTAAAAACATTACCATTTCTTACTAATGCAACATGAGTCCAAGTTGATGAACTTATTGTTCCTGTGCTTACAGCAATAACTGTTGAGCTAGATAAGTTGTAACACCAAAATTGAATTCTGTTTACATATGATGGACTTGTATTATTTAATTGAATTGCCCAAACATTTGTTGTAAAACCATTACCAAAACTTATTATTGGAGTTCTTGTGGTAGTTTGAGAAGAATTTGGGTTTATCCAAAATTCAATAGTAAATGATGCTGACCCAAGCAAAACACCTTGTGTATTTGGAGGGTCTGTTAAATTACTATTTGTTCCATTAAAACTTAATGAACCAGTTCCATATTTTTTAACGCTTGTACTGATTTGCGCTGACCCAACTGTGATTAAATCATTCATCATAGCATTGTCGTAAATGCCAGCGTTGGTAATATTACAAAGCAAAGATACTGTTCCAGATGATACTGTTGTAGTTAATGGAGCAGTTGGAGGAGTAAACGTAGATGTATATAATGTTGCACCTTTTGTTATTCTTACATCGTCAATATATCCATTAAAATATTCATTACCTGATGGATAATTTCCAATGTAAACTGAAGCACTATAGTTTGTATTTGTAATTGACGTTTGCAATACTCTAACACCATTCAAATATAAGTTGATGTTAGTTCCATCATAAACTGCTGCAACATGACTCCAAGCATTTGATTGTGGCGTAACTGTTGAGTTATATCCTGTGGTTGTAGCGGAAAAAGAAAGTGCACCCGTGCTTATGTTTAAATAAATTTCCCAAGCTGTATTTGGGCTTGATGCAATTCTTTTTGACAAAATTGTATTGTAATTTGAGTAATTTCCAGTTGGATTTATCCACATTTCTAATGTATAAGAACCACCAGATAAATTAAAAGCAGTTGCATCAGCTATAGTTAAATAATCCGTACTACCATTAAAGTACCCACTACCACCATAAACACTTGTTGAATATGCTTGTGATGATGTAGGTAAAAATGGGTTAAATCTTTGAATTGATGTAGTTCCATTGATAGTTGTTGTGTAATTATAGGAACTATTATCAATAAAACGATTTGATTGACAAGTTAACAAAACAGTATTTGTAATTGCAGTCAAAGGTGCTGTAGGAGGTGTAAATGTACTTGTGTAAAGAGCAGTACCATTAACAATTCTTAAATTGGAAATATATCCAACAAAAGCATTGGATGCAGTTTGGTCGTTTTGAAAATTACCAATACCTAAATTTGCAGAACCACTAGTAATTGATGTGCTATTTGATGCAGTTGCAACTTGCGTTCCATTGATATACATATACCAATTTGATCCACTTCTACTAACTGCAACGTGCGACCAAACATTATTAGTAACAGTTGTGCTGGAAGTTAATATAGCAATTTGATTCCCTGGAACTGAGATAGTTAAAACTAAATTGCCAGTTGTATTGATGAAAAAAAGCCAACAATCAGGTGTACTTGATAAATCGTCCCATAT